TCCACTTGCGTTAGATACGACTACATGCCATGAAGCTGTAGCAGTTCCGCCAGTTGAAGCCCATGAATAAATAATGTCGCCAACGCTAACATCATCACTCACATCATTAAAATACCCAGAAGCATCAATATCTGTCTTGGCATCTGTACTTGTATAAGACCACATAGCTGGAACTGATCCCTTTTGAGATTGTCCGCCTAATGGTCCCCATCCTGCTCTTGAAAACGCCATGATTACTACTCCCTACAAGTTATATCTACGATACCGTCAGCATCTATAGCTACAGAACCCATACTCATCATGGTTGTTACTAGCCAAGAAGTTTTCTCAGGTACGTAATTAATCTCTGTTCTAGGATTGATACCAACGGCACACCCTACAGCAGATTTATGAAAAGCTATAACAGTACGATCTGAAGAGCCATCGACTGGTACTCCGCCTTCGCTTCTTGTACCAAGTACATGAAAACGGAAGCCCAAATAAGAATTAATGCTTCCGCTAGATAATGCTCTTATTTGATTATAATCAGAACTTACAGCTCTTTCATCACCTAATAGGCCAGCGAGGTTATTCGCATGGCAAACCAGATGTCTATCCCCTGGAGGCACGTTCGCAGCATCCATTGCCTTTTTTGCCGCAATTAACTTACCTACATTAAGATTAGACGCAGTAGCAGAACCACTTGTTACAACAGTATTTGCTACCGTTGTACCAGCTGAGGCTGCTATAACCGCATCAATTATTATTTGATCGTAGCGTCTTCCTATAGCTGAACCAACTACAGTTGCTAATTCGTTACGTTCCTCAAAACTCACTTTAGCATTGTTGAAGATGTCAGAATATTCTGATGCACTCCAATCCGCAAGAGTTACGGAAACTTGGCTAAATGCTGTATTTAAGGGAGTAACGTCTGTTTGCGGTGTTCGCTCAGTAGCAACACCAGCAGCCAATTTTGGCCACTTATATGTTGAGCCTACGACTCCGTTTTTCATTCGGCATACACCGTCTAATGTACGACTTGCTTGGTACGCATGGTGTACTTCCGAATTGAACATCGTTTCGAAGGCTGGACTAAGATTTGTTGACATTTTATGTCCTCCTAAACAATTAAAAAAAATCGCCTTATGGTTATCGGAGGAATGATCCTTCGGCCTGGCTATGCATACGCTGCACTTTAACGGTAAGTTTCCTTACGCCAGATCGGCCCTAAAAGGGTTATCAATCTTTTGTAGAGTAAATCAAAAATAATATTATTGCAACTCTAAAAGATACTATGGGTTTTTATACAGTTATTTTTTACTACGATTATATTTTTTAGATACTACCGCCAAGTTATTTGATGCGTTGTTTCGTGGGTTGCCATCTTTATGGTGTACGTCTTTATTTGCACTTCCCATTAAGCGTTTACCCATTTTACGTCTTGCAGCATTACGACTAGCACGGTTCTTCTTCTGCTTTGGGGAGCTATGGTAGCTGTCGTATTCTTGACGGTAATTTCTAGCCATTAAACATTTTCTCGAATTTCTTTTCTACTTCTTTACGGAAAATAGGATCATTATGATATTTTTCTGATTGCACTAAATTATGCAAATCTTCTGGTGTTTCTTCACCCAATATTGGTGCGGATTGAATAGGGATGTCTTTTTCACCAGCTAATGTTCGTAACTTACGTATAGTTAATTGGCCTTCAGCTGTACCCCCTAAAACAGTAAGCTGCTCATAATCATTTTCAGAAAACACACCATCTCGTACTAAACTTCTTCCCCAATTCACATTAGAGCTAATAATTTCATCAGCATTAGTTCCTAGTTTTTGTTTTTCTTCTTGTACCGATACCGTTGTATCTTCTACTGGTCCATTTAGATCCGCTACTTTTTGCACTAAAGTTTCAAAATGCGCTTGTGATATTTTGGCTTCTTTGGCCCAATCTGTATACACTTTCATTACAGGATCGTCTTCAGCAATATTAGCGTCTTCAAATGCGCTTAGATCATATTTCTCAGGTACTTTATGCTTGCCCTGGCTAAATTTCTTTTCTAAATCCGCATAGCTTTTACTTAAACTTTCTACATCTGGCCCTTCTTTGTTATCCCAAAATTTCTTAGGCATCCAATCAGGTTTCTCTAAATCCTCTATTTCTTCAGGCTTTAGCTCATCTTCTTTAGTTTCCAAATGTGCCATAGGATTTTTTTCTTCTGCATTATTCTCTTCTTCCGTAGATACTTCTTCTACTTTTACAGACTCCATTAAATTTTCTTCTTGTTGCTCTTGTTGTTCTTCAGCCATTTTTCGCCCTTTCTATTCTATGCATTATTTCCCTTACAATAGAGTTTTGCCCTTCCCTAGAATATCCTATTGATGGATCAGAGCCAGGTTCCCATGCAGGTTGCTCTACAGTAACTTTTTTTAAATAATCTAAAACCTTTTTACCATCCGCTGTTGTTGTAAAAATAACAGCAAAGGCCGTATCTAATTCACGTTGCTCCATGCCTTGTTTGGTATTATCGGCTACCGCATCTAATCCATCCCAGCCTGGATCGTTAATAGATCGTATCTTTTCTGCTTGTATCATATTTTCCCCTTCGTTTTATTGTATAGCAGCATCCTCTGGCGGAGCTTGTTCGCCTTCCGCTCCCATTTGTTGTTGCGCTGCCATTTGCGCTGCTTCTTGCATTTGTGCTGCTATAGCGTCTTTTTCTTCTGGTGTATTACGCAGCTTTGCTGGAATACCTAATTGATCCGCTAAATAATCCGCAACTCTTCCCATATTAACCGCCATAACACCTTCTGGACCAAGCATCTGTGTTATTTGTAAAAACTGCATAACCTCGCCAACTTTATCCATATTCTGTGCCATAGCTAACGGAGATTCAGGCACAACTTTAACCTGTAACCCATTGACTTTTAATGGTAATTCAATCATGCCTTGTGCATCCATAACTTCTAAGCTGCGCCTTACAATAGGCATCATAGTTTCCACAATCAGTCTTCCAAACGCACTACCTAAGTTTTGTGCCAGTTCGGATAAACGTGCTTGTATTTCTGTAGCGGATCGAGCCGACATATTCTCTGGTGGCAACGATTCATCTAATAATCCTTTTTTAATGGCGGTCCGTAAGTCGTTTGCAACTAACTGTCCCATTTGGGGATCGCCTGTCCTAGGGAGAGGCTTCAAGGATTCGCCTTGAGGACCGCCATTACGTGCCACAGATATAATACTTCCTGGCACAATCTGAATAGTAGAAGGATTTAATACGCCATCATCCGCAGCCGTAAATACACCGCCAATAGATAATGAAGCATTTTTTAGTGTTAATTCAACAACTTTGTTTAAAGTCTTAATATCGTTTATAACTGTTACTAACGGACCACGGCCCATAGTTTCGCCAGCCACTTTCATCCATCGTGCCACTACCCAAGGCGTACTTTTTAATTCTCTACGTAATAATATATGGCCACCAGCTTTATCAATAAGCACATAATCATAAACGCCTTTCATTCTATCGTGTAATGTTGCTTCTAATATTTCTATTTTTTCTTGAGGCCTGTCTTGGTATTGATCTTTAATTTCTTGCGGTATTTCAATATCAGGCCATTCTTTTTCAAGTGTTTCATAAGCTCGTATAATACGTCTATACACATTATCAACCGTACCGTGCGGACCTTCTTCAAATGTTACAAGAAAACTCGGTATCGCATTGAAACGTATAGGTTTTGTTTCATCTCCTGGCATAATCTGCATAACAGCCGTACCGACCATAAGGTCTAATAAAAATTCTCCCATAGCTAAATCAAAATCTGATTGGCGTAACACTCCAAACAACTTATCGGTATAAGCGTCTAACATTCTTTGCAAATCTACTTGAAATTTATCTTCTATCTCCTCGCCAGGCTGTAAACGACACCAGTTCCTTTGGGGAGGGAAGAGGTTCGATTGGATACGATTAGCAGCCCTTTGTGTCGAGGAGATAGCCGTGCTATCAAAGACTTTATTAAGTTTCTTCTGTCCACTTACGCTGCTATAAAAGCCATCATAAAGATTGCGATTAGGCAGCGCATACTCATAGCACTCCTCATACAAAGCTCGGAAATTTTCTTTTTCCTTGTTTGCAATATCGTATCGTTTTTTTATTTCCTGAGCGGTTAAAGCCATTACGCTTTTTTCTTTCCGTATTTCTTTTTCATATCGGATCTAAAATCCGCCATATAGCTTCCTTCAGTCTGTTTCTGAAACTTCCTCGCTTCGCTCTGTCCCTTCGCTGTGTATGGGAAATTCTTCGTCTTGCTTCCTGTCTTCGTCTTGTATTTTACTGTAGGCATAATCTTCCTCCTTAAATTTTGGATTACGAAAAAACTTTCTTGGCATTATGTCGGCCTTTTTCTTGGACCTAACGTAGCTCCTAATTCTGCTGTGTCCGTATTGTAATCTTTCATCGCTAACATTAATGGACCACTTCGTCTTCCTGCACGTTGCCGTGCTTTTATAGATCTCTTAGATGCTGCTTCTCTTTCTGCATTTCTGCGCTCTACCGCCTCGATACCGCTAGTATCAGGAGGAGGTGGATCATCTTTACCGCCAAACCAATCGCCCATGTATAATCTCCTAATGTTAGGTCTAATCTTTATACGTTCGAGAGTACATGATAAAATCTGTTTTATCAACCCCATAGCGTTTTAATACACCTTCTTTTTTGTACGATAGCACTTCCGCCCATTTTATAGCGGCAATATTTTTACTGTTTACAATGCCTTGCAGCCTATGCAGCTTCCAATGGGCCATCATATAAACTAAGAAATTTTTTGTTGCTCGATGAAATGTGTATTTATGTTTTGTAATATATTTGCTGGGTATTAACCATCCTTCGGCTACACCAGCATGAAGAGGGATCATACCCCACATCGCATAACATTGATCCTCTACAAATCCAGATAAGGCTATACCGTGCTTTACGTTGCTTTGTAAATAATGCAAATAGTTTGGCTCCACATCAAAACAATTTTGCGTAAATTCATTAATATGCATAGTTTGAAAATGGCTAGGATGCCAAATTTTTATACTGTATTTACGATCTTTTAATTCCATAATCTCTTCAAAAAATCGTGGATCTATATTTTCCTTCATTGGAACACATCAAAATCTAACGCAGCGTTTGATGTACCAGTTGGTCGCTGTGTGTTTCGTGTTAAAGTTCTATGTTCGCCACCGCCCAGTAAACAATATCCAGCTGCATCCCCAACGTGGGAGCTTTCATTTTTATTTGGGGTATCTTTAAACCGTTCATGGCCTGATACTTGAACTCGCTTATAATGGTAGCCACCAGCTAGAGCTTTTCTCAGCTGCAAACAATTTTTATCTACAAGCAGCCCTGGTTTTGCTTGGATAAGTCTTCCCATAGGAGAAGCCAAGGCTTCACGCCTTACACGCCAATTATTGCTAGGGCAGGGCTGTGCATATAATCCTAATGTTTTTAAATGGTCGAAGGCTGTCGTTTCAAAAATACTATCACGTTGCAATCCAGCAGGATCACCAAAGATACTTACATCATAACCAGGAAAACGGCTTTCTATTTCCGCTTTTAAAATATGGCCAAAGCGTTCTAGTCCCATGTCAAAAGTTACCAATTCATGCAAGATTTGCCATTGCCCTGTTTGTAATCTTTGTGCAAAAACCGCAGCAGGGGTTAATCCAAAGTCTAATCCTATCTGGATCGGAATACCTGGAACCGCTTCACAATCGGCAGCCATCGTTTGATCGTCATATTCAGGCCATACAGGTTTACCTTCTAACACAAATGTGTATTTCCCTTCGGCATAACAGCGTATCCAATCCAGATTTTTTCCGCCCATAATCTGTTCGTAATAACCTACAGGCAAGTTACCAATATTTTCCGCTTTAGGGTTTTGTTTCCACCAACGGCCACAAGAAAAGATAAATCCTTGCGCTTCAGGCATTTCTTCAGGAACTTTTTCTGGCGGTGTTTCAATAACACCTCCTGGCTGCTTCCAAAAGGTCCAAGGGTATTTTCCTTTAGGTTTCTCAATTTCTGCTACTCGGTACATCCAATGGTCGTCATCACACGGATTGCTATCAATCCAAACACCACGCCAGCTCGGACCACCGTCTGCTTGCACAGGATAACGGCCCACTCTGTGTGTTAATCCATCAATAACCGCTTTTGGCAGCTCTCTAGCCTCATTTACCCAAGCACC